TAAAGACCCACTAATAGTATTAATATAATCTCTAATATCTTTTTCAGTGGTTCCAATTAATAACCAACGCTTATTTTCTGCATTATTATCAGGCTCGATCACATAAGGAGAATTTTCAGCGGCTCCAGACTCCTCATCGAGATAATGTATATAAGTATAATCTTGTGTAAAAGTTATAGCTATGTCACTATTATATAGTGCTAATCCATCAAGAGCATCAAGTGCTTTTGAGCCACCACCTGTTAATACATTCCTTGCATATATATTTATAGCCATTTATACCCCACAGATTTTTACAATGTTTGCTTTCGAAATTCCTAATATTTTTGTTGGCGATATGCCTAATATTTTACCGCTCCATCCTTCTGTTTCTCCGCCTTCTTCCTCAGATTCTCCCCATGCTTCTAATTCGGATATCTGGCACCAATAGCCGCCATCTACCCAAAGACCGTCAGCGGCAGAGGAACAAAATACTTTAAAATATCTATAACTAACTGGCTCATCTAATTCTAATTCCCAGACCGCATAACCAGAACCAGAACCAGTTCTTGTTGGATCACTAAAAGTTTTTAAAAATGAATAGGTTACGTTATCATCTGATACCCAAACATCTGTATCATCTCTACCAGCATAAAAATTATCAGTATCTCTATTATCATAAACAATAATTTTACTAACTGAAGTAGGAGATCCAAGATCAAGCCCATATGCATAATGGATCTGCCAGTTAGTACCAGCACCCCATACTGGCTCGTCTTTAATTCCATCGCAAAGAAAAGCTATTCCAGTAGTAAGTGCGTCTGCACCAGCCCCTCCAGTGTCTTCTTTTTTTAATCCATCTATAGCAGTTTTTTTAATAAGTGCCATTTATTAACCTACCTCTATAAAAATTGGTGAGGGATTGAAGAAAATATAATTATTTGCAATAGCAAAACCAAGTATCTGAACAATACTTCCCGATGTAGTTGTTTGATCAAATATATAATTACCTGGTGTTGTGTCTGATAAGTAAACAATATCACCCATAGTAGCAGTACTAAAATATGTTGCGTCTCTAATAGTTCCACGCAATAACATTTTTCCTGATTCGCCATTATTTTTAGCTTCCAAAGCAATACCCATTGATGGATATGTAGTTGCTTCGTTTGTTGCATATCCTAACTTCCATTCGTTGTCAGTTTTATCTGGATACACAGGCTGCCCAAAAGAAACCGTTTCCCCATATGTTACAGTAATAATATCTCCTGCTGCAGTATTATCAGAAGTCAATGTAATATCAAAAACTTGATTATGTTCATTATATTCTAAATCTCCTCCAAGTTGAGGACTTGTATCTTCTACCACCGATTCAATTTTAATTCCTGAGAAGGTTGTTAATAATTCATCGATCTCAGTGATCGAATAATAATCTCCAAAAGAAGTATCAAAGAAAGTTTTAATTGCTTTCTCTGTGGGCACAGCGTCATCAGAATTTCCGGCAAACGAACCATCAGTGGAAAATTCATTTATAGAAGTACCATATCTCAAATGAAGTTTATGTGCATATAAGCCAGATAATATCCATCGCTTATCTTCAGCATTATTATCAGGTTTTATTATGAATGGGCTATTTTCAACAGCTCCAGAATCTTCATCTAGGTAATGGATATAAGTATAATCTTTACTAAAGCAAATTGATGCATCAGCCTCATTAAGATCTGATCCGTTGATTGCGTCAAGGGCGCCATCGGCTCCCCCAGTTAAAGATATAGTTGCGTATATGTTTGTATTAGACATTTGGATTATACCCCCATATATGCTCTACATCAAATGTTGCAGATTTAGTTAGAGGTATGCCTGATCCATATGTGGGAGAATCATAAGTTCCTTCGCAGATAATATATCTTTTCCCGTCACTTTTACCGCTTAATAGGGTATCCTCTCTACCAAGAACAACATACTCCGTAGAACTAGGACTTGATATTTCTATTTCTTCTCTTTCATTTACGATACTTTCATTCTCATCTCTTAAGGTCCAAAACATGGTGGCAGGAGAAACTAAATTTCCATCTTGGTCATAGAAATCCATCTGTATAATATATGTTGAGCCTTCTGTGGCTTTATCAAGGGTTTGCATTATTTTGTCTCCTATTCAACTTTACTAAATTCTATTTTTGGTTGTTTTTCTAAAAGTTCTATTTCTGGTTTATAACCAGAAAAAATTATACCTAATCGTTTTGTGCCAAATAAGACATTCATTGTTTGTGTACTTGGTATAGATTTCTCAGACCAAACTGTATCTGAATTTATCCATACTACAGCAGTATCTAACCATACTATATTTCCCCATGTAGATTTTATCTCTTCGCCCAAAACATCTGAAATAAATCCCGTCTGTGGTTTAATTGATTTGAATTCTATAGTCGGTTGACTATTAAATAAAGATATAGTAGGTTGTTTAGCAATAAAAGAAATGGTTAAATTTTTAATTACTATATCAGCTGCTTGCGCCCATGATATCTCTGTATCAAACCATGATATAGTATTTCTGTCTAACCACTTAACACCATTATTTATTGATTCAATTTGTTCAATAAAAGTATCTACGGAAAAAACTATATTTGGAATAGTTGTTATAAATTTTATATCTGGTTGATGGATAAGTAAATTTATTTTTGGTTGCTTAGAAGTTAAAAGCATATGCATTAATTCAACTTCAGCACTGATCCCTGGATACCAAAATACTATTGTATCTAGCCAACATGCATTATTTATATCGGACCAGTTAACTTCCTCAATAATAAGCGGTATTGAGGATATCCATATAAATTCTGTGTCTGTCCACAGCAATTCCGTGTCTATCCAGTTTATTCCTATAAGCTTTATAGCCATTTATTTTTTCCCAGTTTGGGGGCTATGCCCCCTTATATTATTAAACTACATTATATCCACCAGATACGGTTGTATCCACATCTGTGATAATACCATTAACAAAAGTTACTCTAAAATTAGTTCCGTCATCAAACCAACCAGAAATACCTGAAGCTGTTACGGCTGCTATAAGAGCATCCACTTCAGATGCGGTGTATTTATCTAAATCTACTATATCACTTTCAGTCCAGGTCAAGGCATCTACTTCAGATTCAGTATAATATCTTCCATCATGATCTGTACTTGATTTATGAGTGTCTAAAGCATCGCTTAGGGTTCCAGAAATAGTATCTACCTCTGCCATAGTATATTTATCCAGGTCAGTAACATCTGATTCAGTCCAGGTCAAGGCATCTACTTCAGATTCAGTATAATATCTGCTATCATGTGAGCTTCCAGCTTCGTGGGTAGATATATCGCTATCTATCTCATTGGACAAGATTCCTGACAAAGTTGCTATATCACTATCTATCTCATCACTAAGAGACCCACTAATAGTATCTATTTCTGTTTCTGTATAATACATGCCGTCGTGATTATGAGATGAGCAATCTCCACTATCAGTCAAGTCTGTATGCTGAGCCAAAGTTAAATGATAATAATCATTAGTTGCTCCGCCCTGAATATTATGCATTTCATTATGGTCATCCATAGTTCCACTTATAGTATCTACCTCAGAAGCGAGATAATATGGATAACTAAGAGATGTCCATGCAGTAGAACCATCTCCAATTTTAATTTTGTTAGTATCAGTTTCAATTCCAATTTCGCCCTGCCCCAGGGTTGGATCATTAGATGTCCAATCCGCAGCAGAGTCAGCTCTTAATAAAATTTTATCGGCCATTTTATTTGTCTCCTTATATTATAAAGTTTTTGCATTTCCGCCATATAGATTAGCACGAAATGTTGATGTAGCTGCGGTTGCGCCACCAATAACATCATCAAATACAGTAGTATCTGCATAACCACCCATAAAAATATTACGAACATTTCTCCATACGAAGTTGTTGTTATCTTCTACGTATGCAAGAAACTGATTTTCAAGAGGGGTTTCGTCAGTTATATCTCTACCACCAATTTGATTAGAGTTTTCTGCTTCTTTTCCATCTATATATAATCTATTTTCTCTCATATCAGCCTCCTTATCTAATCCTCAAGTATTTAATCATAAGGCCATATGTTCTACCATCCGTATTTGGCAGGGTAAATCTTAGTTTGTCACCATTTACAAACAGTCTTTCTCCTGACCATACGATATTAGCGTGCCCATTTACATCCTCTGAAAACACAACCTCATCATAGGCAGATCCAGCATGCGCATCTAGCGTACAAACAAACTCCTCTTCTGTTGCGGCAGCGGCACTAAGATGTAAACTAGCTTCAAGAAGTCTGAAATCACATCCAGGATCGACTACAAACCCAATTGTTTCGGTACCGTCTGGTGTTTCTGCTATGTAATTCTTTTTAATAGTAATTCCAGAAGTAGTAACTTCTGTAACTTCGCATGTACCGTTATAATTGGTAAGACCCTCTATGTATAACTGGCTGCCAGCCAGAAATCCATGCGCATCATTAGTCTCTAAGGTGACTGTTCCGTTACCATTATCGACTACAGCAGCACCACTTATTGTTGTGTCAAGGTTTAGTGTTCCGGTACATTGGCGAGTTTCAATTATCCAGCGAGTTTCGTTGTAAGTTGCTGTACTCATTCAATAAGTCCTCCTTTTATTTATTAGAATGGGGATGTTACCCCTTTGTTAAATTTTTTTAAACGGTTTTCAATGGCTTTAATTTTAATTTTTTGTTGCCTTTCAGATAACTCTTTTGATTGATACTCTTCTTTATATTTTTTCTTTATCATTTTTCTTTTTATTTTTATCAATCGTCGTAGTTTCATTGTGAACTCGCCTTCTTCTTCTGGTTTCATATCAGCATATTCTGAAAGTAAGTCTTCTAATTCTTTTATAAGCTCAGATTTTTCGGTAGGTTTATTCACACTTTCTAATTCTTTTTTGATAGGATTTTCTTTAGGTGTTTTTCCTCCTACTGTAATTGAAAAACTTGCCTTAGTTGCATCTTCATAATCTAAACCACCACTAATTTTATCAAACATTGCCTCTGCACGAAGTTTTTTCATAAGGCCCCATAATACTTTTAGATCTTCTTCTGGATATTTTTTCCCTATTCTTTTTACTTTATCTATGTTTCGTGCTACTGATCTTTCTAAAATAAAAATCCCATCTCGGTATTTTTTAAATTTGTCTTTATATTCTTGAACCTGCTTTGGATATGCTTTTTCTAATTTACGAGCTTCCATTATAACACTAATTAAATCCATCTCTTTGCCGATCAGATTTTCCAAATAAGATATATTCAAAGTTTTTGGCTCCATAGCTTCCAACATTCTATTAATGTCTCTTACTGTTGGAGCTGCTATTTTATAAATTTTTTGAGCTTGTTTTAAAACTTCTTTATCAGACAAGCCTTCTTTATATTCTGGTATTTTTAAAATATTTCTTCTTGCTCTTGCTTTGAATTCAGCTGCTAAAGCTGGGTGCTCCATTTCCCATAGACGGACATCAGGCCAAACTTGTTTAAGCATTTTTTTATCTTCATAGCTTATTTCAGGGTAGTCAGCCATTCGTCTTTCTATAGGAGCCTTCGCATACATTTTTTCTTTTTCTGAAAACGCTTTTAATAACCTTGATTCCTCTGATATAAGCAATTCTTCTGCTTTTACTCTGTCTTCTCTAATTAAACGACTTTCTACCTTTCCTCTAAATTTCATAAGATCGCCTAGTGCTTCGGTAGATATATTTGCTTTCACTGCATTTCCTATTATCTCATCGAAGCGGTCTCTTATTTTATAGGTTTCGTTTGTTGTTAATTTCTGTGCAACATTTGTTTTAGCTTTACGTGGTGGCATACCAGGCTTTGTTATTTCTGGTAATGTTTTGCCTTTAACAAGGCTCTGTATAGTGTCACCAAAATCTTGCATAGATCTTAATTCTTTGTCTGTAAAACCTTTAGATTTTTTTGCTGCTCTCATTACATCTTTAAATTGATCGCCAAGTTCTTTTACTTCTTCTATAGGCACTTCTCTTAATTCCCCTGTTTCCATATCTAATTCTTGCATTGTTGCTTTTGTCGGTTCTTTTTGTAATGCTCTAAGTATTGATTCTGATACACCTTTTTTACGTAACTCAATTATTTCTTCTGGAGTAGCAATTATTTTAGATCCTTTTCTTTGTTCTGGTTTGAGTCTTAGATTATCAAACATTTCTTTCATTCTTTTTTCATTGACTTTTATTTTCTTTTTGGACTCCATCCATTTATCGTATGTAGGAGTTTTAGGAATCTCAAAGCCTTTTTCACGAGCTGTTGCTGCAGCTACATCAGTCTTTCCACCTTCAGGAGTAGTGATCTTATATATTGGTATTTTCTTATCTCCTGCTTCCCAGTAATAACTAAATTCAGCCTGTGGCCTTGTAGGAATTTTTTCTGGCAACGACTTTAACCCAGCTTTAAATTCTCCACCACCATGCTCTTTCCATAATTTTTGATAATACTGTTGAAACTCTTTAGTCTTTCCTTTAAGTTTCAATGCCTTAAGAATTTGAGCTTCTGAATATCCAGCCTTTTGCATCTGCTCAATGGTGTTTACGAAAAGACCTTTTACACGGAGATCTAACTTTTGAAACCAAACTCTATCTTTGAAAAGTAGTTTTAATACAGGCTTTGCCATCCAAGGAAATTTGTTTACAACTACTTTAGATCCTGCTTTCATTAACCAACCCGTGATGCCAGGTATAACTGCCCATGCAGCAAGCTCTCCTGTTAATCTAAGAGCCCGTTCTTTTTCTGGTAATTCTTTAAATTCTTTTTCATAAGTAGGGGATGCTAAAATTTCCCCAGTAGGCAGCAATGAAAGTACAGCAAATCTGGCAGCCATAAGATTAGGATATTTTTTGGCAAGAGCCATTTCTCTTTCAGGGGTGAAAATAGGAGTACCTTTATAATCAGGATATCCTGGAATTCCAGGTTTCTTCTTTTCATCTTTAGTTATGAAATTAAGAAAAATATCTTGAGCATTTTTTTCGCGCCCCTCTTTTTCTAATTTTAATTCTTCTTCATCTTTAGGCATTTCTATTTTTTGATCTGGCATTCCAGCAAATTGTTTTGCAATCTCATCTTTTTTAGGAAGAAGTTTAGGCAATCTAATAACTTGACCTGGATATATTTTATTAGGATCTGTTATCTCAGGATTCAAAGGCTGTAACTGTTTTTGGTATTCATCAAAAAAAGTTCTAGGCGCCATATTAAACTTATTTTTTACTATCTTAGTTAAACTATCACCTGGTTTAACTGTGTATGTATCAAAAGTTTTTTCTTTAGGAATAGGTCTATATTGTATACCAAAGCCTTCTTCTTTAGGTATAGGTCTGCGTTGAATACCGAATCCTTCTTCGGTTGGGTGCTCTTCTGTATAAGTATCTTCATCTATGTCAAATAAGTATTCATCCATAATTTATTTTATCCTATTATTTATTGCGTGGATATAGTTTTCTTTCTATTGGAGTTCTTTTTTCTGGCTTACGTCTAACAATATTACTTATTTTTGCTGAGGTAAATATATAACTCTTTCTTAAACCACTTTTTTCATGAAATCCATATTTACTAAATTCTTTATTAAAAGCATCTATTTGTTTTTTGAAGCCCCTATTCCATTCTACTAATAATTTAACGGCTGCTTTTTTATTACCATCTTTTACAAGTTCTTCCGCATATGCTCTTGCATAGTTATAGCTTCGTTCTATATCGTTTATCGTTGTCCATGCTTTATCTTCTATAGCCCCGCCTGTTGATTTAACGAGCCGTCCGGTAAGACTACGCCATATAGCGGAAGGAGAAAGCCCTTCTCGACCATAAGCAGCGACTATATTACCTGCATAGTTTTGTAATCTTAAAGGTGATACACCTAGTTTTTCACCAATCCATTTGTATGCTTCAGGGGTAATCTCTCTATATTGTAATTCTGGTGGCTTTTTTTCTAAGTATCTTGGCACGATAGGTGTACCATAATAGAATTTCAAATTTGCCCAGTCTTCAACTCCAGCTCTAACAATAGGAGGAAGTAATCCTCCAAGAGCTTTGTATCCAGAAATTTTACCATTTGTAGAAAATTCTACTGGAGATAAATTGCTTAACTGATCAACAAGGAAAGCTGCTGTACCTTGTTTATCTTTTTTCCATGCTTTGTCTAAAGCAAATTCTATTGCATTCCATCCTATAGCTCCTATATCCCCTTTGCTAATAGTAATATATCGAGGAACGGTTCGTTTAGTTCTTTCATCAACTTTACTACCATATATAATACAATAATTTGATTGTTTAACATAGTCAGGTATATCATCATAGAGATCAGAAAAATATAATCTATTTATAGCATATGAGGTTATTCCTGGTGGAACAGTTAAGGCTGCTATTTTACTTAATGTTGCAGCAGTATTTTTTTGTAACGCTTCTCCCATAACAACGCGTGCTTGTACTCTCGCATTTAAAAATGGTACATATTGATTAAGAACTTTAGTGAGTGTGCCACCCCTATTAAAATCAATAGTAGCTTGACGTGCTAATATAGCTGCATCTTTTCCTTCATATCCTAATAATTTAGCCCGTTTAAAAACAGCTAATCTTGGAGCAAGCTCAATAACCTCACTAATTTTTTCAATAACTTTGAGAGGCAAAGTTATAGGATCAGCTAAATGTCTTACTTTACTTTTTATACCTACTGGCATAAACAACTTACCTTTTAAATGTTTTGGCTCTTTAACAACACCAGTATAGCCAAAGCCACCACCATATCTAAGATATTCTTCTTCTACCAGTTTTGATTTCCCAATGACATATTTGAATCCTTCCTTCGCTCCTTTAAACCAGTCTGGTACAAATTTAAAAAAGCTCCAACCTTTATATACAGGAGAAGTACTCCATGCTAATAATGCATCTCTAAATGCATTAGTAATAGTAAAAGGTAAATATAAAGTAGTAGCAGATTTTCTAAACAGATCATTAAAAAATTTTAAATATTTAGGAGCATTCCATGGTGTCAGCTGCTTCATTACATCTACTATTTCTATAGGTGCTATATAGGTTTCAACTTTTCCATCTTTGAATCTACTAATAGTCCCATACTCTTTTTTATCCCATGTGCCTTCCTTTATAGGATTAAGGCCTTTTGAGGCCATCTCATCAAATTCCTCTTGCATTGCTTTAAGATTTTCTCTTGATCTTACAACAGGTCTATAATTTCTTTTTATTTCGATGGGTATTTCTCCGTCTTTACCAACACGTAATATATCATCTATCAAAGTGCTTGCTACTCTATTTCTTGCCATTAATTCTTGTGCTCTACCAAATTTTTTAATAGTAGCTTCTATAGGATCAGCTATAAGTTTTTCTGTCCCTTTCATTCTTCTAATAACATCTTGGTTTTCTGCACTAAAATATTCTTTTGCTTTTAATACTGGAATCTTATCCATGTCATCAGGCATTTTTTCTAAAACACTATAAGCAGCATACCAGTCATTATTTGCTATTATTTTATTATATGCGGCATCAGACAGAAATCCTTCTTTATGAAATTCGTCTAATATATTTTTTCTTGTCCAGTCCTGCCACTCTCGCATAGCTTGTTTTAAGTTTTTTACAGCATAACCTTTTTTAGTCCATAGAGCTTCCGCTTGTTCAATAGCTTTTTGTGCATCAACTTTTGTAACTCCCCCAGGATTTTTTAATCCTCGTTCAGCTCTTGTCAATGCTCTATGTGCATTAATATAGTTAGTGACTAACTCTGGTTCTTTACGCACGCCCCTTAGATTTTTAAATGATTCTTGTAGATCTTTAAACTTAAGATCGGCAACGTCAGCATAAGAAGGAAATAATCGAGCTTCTCTATATGCTTCAGGAGAAACCTCTTTTAAATAACCTAGCCTATCCCAAACCGTTTTCCTTAATGTGTTTTTTAAAATCCCCATTGATCCTCGCCAGTTTTTAACGGTCTTACCTTGCATTTGATGAACTTTAGTAAGTGCATCATATCCCTTATATTCTTTAGGAACTTTTATTGCTTCTACTTTCGGCTTTGCTTTGCCCTCTTGTGTATAAAGTTTATTGTATTTACTTGCAGGAGCTTCTTCAGTTATTACCGTGCCATCAGGTAGTACAAATTCACCTTTGGGCTCTGGGCCTGGCGGTATTTCATCCGCATGTGCCCTTAGTTCTCCATTTGTAAGCTCACCAACTCCTTTTACTTTACCAGGCAACTCTTCTTCTACTACGAAAACGTCTTCTGGTGGTACTTTATAAATACTTTCTTCTGGTATACCTTCTCCTTTAAAAATAGATTCTTCTCCTTGTGGCATTTCCTTTCTTTCTAAAGCCTCTTGAACATCTCTCAGTATTTTAGAGCCCCGTGCTTCTGTAGGCTGATCTCCCATAAGCGTCCATAGTCTTCTTTTCTTACCCTCAATAATTACTTGGGCTTCTTCTGGGCTCATCTTATTAATAACTTCATCTGTAAAGCCCATTGATTTTAGTTTAGTTTTATTATATTCAGTAATTTTTTTTGCAATTATTAATTTCTCTGTAATATCATTTAAAATAGGCATATTAATTTTTGTTTCAAGATCATTCATCGCTGAATAATTAGCTACAGATCTAAGATAATTTTCTTTTCCTACTTCTGTAATATTTGGAAATTCTTCAAAAGAAGTAATATTTTTCCAAGCTTTATAATAGTATTCATGAAGTTCATCAAAACGAGTTCTAAGTTCTGGTGTTAATGATGTTATCTCTTTTTCAAGGTTTTGACTCGAAAATAGATTTGTTATTTTATCTCTTTCTTTTGGTGTTAATTTTTTTATATATTTTACATAGGTATTTATTTTTTTAATAAGTATCTTATCTTCTTTTGTAGTAAGTTTTGTACCAGTACGTATTTTAGTTATAATTTCTTCTGGCAATTCTTTTGCAAACCCTTCTGGAATATGTTTTAATGCTTTTATTTTTACAGCCATTTGATATGTAGCTTTAGGGGATCTAGCAAGACCTAAAAACATTATAGGATCTGTAAGTATTTCTGCTCCCATTTCAATAGGAATAGCGGCCCATTTATATTTTTCTGGTAAAGCCTCTTTTATTGTTTTACCAGTACAGGTTTTATAAAGCTCATTAACTCCCACTCCCCACTCACCTTTTTTTATAACACTAGCACATGCAGATCTCCATCCCGCTTCTAATGTTGGCCACAAATGTTCTTCTTTTTTTTGATCTAATATTGGTTCAATTCCTGGGGTAGGCTCTTCCTGTTGCCATTGCTGTTGAGCAAAAGGCTTAGGCGTTCTCCATTTTAATAACGGTTCTTTATCCTTTAATATATCTTCATATGTTACTGGATGCTCTTTTGCATATTCTCTTGATTCTTTTAAAGCGCCTAATAAAAATGCATGTGGAACATTTAATGTTCCAAACCCTATTCCGAGACCTCTTTTTTGTATTTCAAAAACTTTATGTGCTATTGTATTTCTTACTTTTTCAATAGTGGAAAAAGCTCTTTTCAGATCTGATTGTGGACCACCAATTTCTTTCTGTTGTAATAATTGTTCTTTGAAATAACTAGGTTCCTTTTTTATTGTAGTAGACTCTTCTTCCTTATAGTCTATAAATTGATCTAAGAATTTATTAGTTTTTTCTGGCTCTTCTTCCTTATAATCTATAAATTGATCTAAGAATTTACTCATTAGTTTACCTCTATTCTGGTATTATATAACCCTGCTCTTTTAATTTTTCAGCAGCTTTATCTATTTCTTTCTTTGTGAATCCACCATTTTTATTAGTCTCCTGTCTTAAAAATTCTAAAAATTTTTCTCTCGTGATCGTTCTTGATTTTTTAATAATATCTTTAGATTCTTTAGTAACTTTTTCATAAGCTTCTTCTCTACCCATACCTTTTCCTACTGTACGAAGTTTTCTATATTCTTCATAAAGCACATTAGTATCTTCGTCATTCCAATCAGCCGAAGCACGTAACTCTTCTAAAACATTATCTTCTGTTAAACCGCCTGGTTCTTTCAACCAATATTTAGTTCTATATTCTTCCATAGTTGGTATTTCTATTTTAGATTCTTCAGGCAATTCTTCATTAACCTTCTCAATTTTAGCTACTGCAGCATTATAGCCAACCATAAAATCACTTGGTTTACCACCAGCTCCAGCGCCCTTCCAAACCTTAATAAATTCTTCTATGGTTCCAGCAGGATTTGTTTCTAACCATTTCTTATAAGAGACTTGAAAATCAGTTGTCGGCTCTGCGCCCTTCCAAACCTTAATAAATTCTTCTATGGTTCCAGCAGGATTTGTTTCTAACCATTTCTTATAAGAGACTTGAAAATCAGTTGTCGGCTCTGTTGGTTGTTGTGCTATATACCAATCATGCAATTGCTTATCATACTCTTTTAATTTTGCTTCGTAGGATTTTTTATCATTATCCCACATAGTCATAAAACGATTATACTTATCTACCAACTGTTGTTTCTTTGCATTAGATTCGTTTAATTGATTAGCACGAAATAGATTTACAACATCATTCCAGAAAGCAGCTTGCTTAGTACTCATGTGTCCTCTATCATCCCATAATATTTTGCCACTAAATACATGACTAAATAAAAGAGGTAATTGCGACATCGATTTTTTCACCTCTTGCATTGGGTCTATATCAAAAGGATTACCGCCAATCTCTTTAAATATATGATTTTCAAAGCCTTCTCTATCAGAATAATCTGGTGGATTAAATTTTTCCAAAGATCTAGGAGGTCTTGGTGGAAGAGGCATTGGTTCGCTTTCCATTGGCGGTGATAATCTATCAGCTTCTTCTTGTCGATTTTTAATCTTTTGATATAAAGGGCTTTCTTCATTAAACTCATTAGAAGGTGGTGCCTTTTTTGAAGGCGGACTAGGTATATCAGTATAATCAGTATGACTAATATCAGCAAACTCATCATCATAATCATAAAATGGTCTTTTCATTATGCTCCACCCCCTAAATTTCCAAAAGATTTTTGAAACCATGATGGATTGAAAATATTAGATTCTTCTTCAGCCGCTCCACCATATGTATATTGTGTAGTAGTAGTCGCTTTCTTAGACGCCATATATTTACTAATAAGCGCCTGATATTCAGCCATTTCTTTTTGCACTTGTGCTTGATACGTAGTTGCAGCAGCAGTAAATTCTCTACCATACTTAGCTTCATACTCGCCTGCAGCTTCCCTACCTGCTGCTTCCATCACTCCACCCATACCCATACCAAGACCTTTAAGAGCTTCTCGTATAGTCATTCTCTTCACATTTGGATTTTCATAATATTGTGTATAAGCTTTCTCAGCAGTTCTTCTTAACCTTCTCAATCCAGGAGCTGCTCTCTTTTGTGTTAATTGTGATATTTCTTTCTCTGACCATTCTGGAGCCGTAAAAGGAGATATTGTAGGAGCTTCTGGCCATGGACCAGTATATTGATATTCGGTTGTTGATGTTTGTCCGGTAGGAGTTCTTGGTTGTAGAGGCACCCACTCTGATTTAGCTTTTGATGTAGTTTGTGCCGCAGGCTCTTCTCCAAAAATAGGATAACCACCAAAATCCATTGATGGTATCTGTGATCCTGCTGGCTGATTAACATTTGATAAAGTTGTTCCAGGATCACTATATGTTTTCCCTAAATCATAGCTTGACATTCCATAACTAATATCTCCACTTGTATCAGCTTTTGATTCATATGGTAGTTCATAATAACTGGACGGGGATGCCCAATCTTCATTGCCAGTACTATAAGGATCTGCATAAGGATTATATGTAGGCATTTTATTTTCTCCTAGCGCGGCCTCTTAATCTTCTTCTTTGTTCTGCCGCTTCTTGTAGTTTGCGCTTCTCTTCACATGAAGAGCAAGGCTTTCTTTGTAAACCTTTTTCTAATTTCATTTGTTCTCGTTCTTCTTTAGTAGTTCTCTTCATAAATCCACGTTTACTACTTGATTCTATAATCATGATTTTTTCTGATATATGTTGTTTAATATCTGATTCAGTTATATTATTTTCTCGCATGACCTTCATTACAACTAAAGCAGTCTGAAGATCTTTTCTTGAAAATGCATTTAATTTTTCTTTCATTTAACAACTCCAATAATAAAGATTAGCTGAACAAATTTTACCATTAGCTTGAGGACAATCTCCAGCAGTTACACAAACTGCTGCACATTCACCAGCGCCACAATATTCAGTAGTACCATATCCAGATCTAGTGCCACAATTAATTATAGCTATATGCATACCATCAGGATATACTTCAGCTTCTTGGCAGCCTGCATTACAGCAGCCACCTTGAGCGAATGACCCACATCCAGTCCAACCACCAGCTGTGCATCTTATATATCCAGTCACTATAGTTCCGCATGAGTCTGTTACTGTTATTGTCCCAGCTCCACAGGCGGTTTCACTAGTATATAGTATATTTGATCTGCCACCAGTTATATTTCTATCAAAGCTAAACCCATTACCACCAACAGACCAACTAAAAGGTGCTAAACCTTCTATCACAGTAATATAAGTACTATCGCTAGTATCTATTGTATCTGGATTATCTTCATCATAACTAAAAGGTAAAGGACATTCTTCCTCTTCCTCTTCTTCCCAGCAATAAGCATAAACTTCTGTTTCACAGTATGCTCCACGAGAATCAACAAAACCAACTTTTACCCTTGTACCTTCTTCAGTCCAGCCGCCTTCAGGTGGATAAATAATAAATTTTGGTTCACCAAATTGTGTAAAATCTGTTTTTGTTTTCCCAAGTGGGCCGTCTGTTTCTACTATTGACCACTCTCCAATTCCTACATCCATTACTAAAGTATAACAATCTATTGTATCTTCACAATCATCGGCAAATGGTGGCCAACAGGATATTATACAACCAGGAACTAAATAATAATCAGTTGGATATTTCGTACTTTCTGTAACATTAAAATCTGGTGGTGCATCTATAATGAAATCAAAATCAAACCAAGGCGCCCAAGGAAAGAAATGCTGCATTGCTGGATAGTTATCTTCATTATAATAAGGTTTTTCAAACTCTGAAAATTTCTGAAGATATAAAAACCAGTTTATTTCACTATTAGTTGTGCGGCTCATAGCGTCAACATAGTTATCATTTTTGTCTATGTAGAGTCTACGACCAAAATCTAAAGATGGACTATCTGGTTTCTTTTTCATCTATCACTTTAAATGGATTAAGATCTTTTTTTGGTAAAAGATTTACAGCATTTAGTTTAGGCTCATCACCTATTTTTTTAGGTTCAATAATGTGCTTTCTCCACCAATATTCAATAATATTTATTCTGTTCTTCATTATCGTCCTTCCCATAGCAAAATTAAAACACCAAGACTTTCTAAGATCATATCAGTATCAAGTTCATTATTTCTTAAAGTTATGGATAGTTGTTGATCTACTATGTTGAAATTTTCTCTGTGTCTTCTTACTATTTGATTAGATCTCTCAGCTTCCATACTAAGAATTCTGCTTGCAATTTCTACCCCGTTCTTTTCAATAGTAAGAATAATATTACCACTATTTGAAGCTGTTCTAAGTATCAACTCTCTCAAAAGAATATATGATCCTTCACCATTGAACTCTATAGTTAAATATGAATCGATAGGATCTGAAACATCATTTTTCCCATAGTTGAGTTGATAAATAAAACCATCATCTACACCACCACCAACTTGAATTATTGGACTATTTCCACTAGTAGCTTCTACTTCTGTTGCACATGATAATTCTTGACCCAACTCATCAAAAGACCATGTTCTATCAATATAATCATATATAAGAAATATATTAGGTATAGTAGCTGTAAAACCAGAAACCAATCCTATTCTTATTACTCTTTCAGACGAATCATGAACAAGCCAATGCTCTTGTTCATATCCTCTTCGAATACATTCTGGTTTACTTTGATCAAAATAGTTTTGAACGTCGTCAGATATTAAAGAAATAGTTTTTCCGTCTGTAACACAAACTCCTGTGCGGCTTAGAAAAAATGCCAGATGTTTAAGAACCTCATCCGTTGCAGTTGCGGTATAAACGCCTTCAACGACATCAACACTTTTATTACTAAAAGTTCCAATCTTTGTAGAAATAATAAGTTTACCAAAAGTAAGAGGACTATATCCTTCAAATAAAGTTGTGGTTCCGCCTTCAGGCCCTTTTTCTTCTTGCCATACTAAAAGTTCATTATGAAATTTTCGCATAGCAACTATTTTATTTGATCTACCATCACCAGTTTCCATTACTGCAAAATCATCTCCATTTAAGAAAAAAGGATTATATGCAGCAGAGATATAAAGATATTCAGGATATTGATCAAATGTATATACGATTCTATCTTTCCATACACAATTACATTGACTATTGCCAAGTCCTTCAATGCCATAATAAGGCATGTTTTCTATACCAATTTGAGTACCTATAGATAAAGTACCATCAAAAATTAATTCATACCAATATGCATAGTATTTAGAAGTGCCAAATTGTGTTGGTTGTATATCACTTTGACGAGCGAATGTTATCCATCCCGCCTGCGAAAGCCCGCTACTACTATCGTTTAAATTAGAAACACTTACATAATCACTACCGTTCCAGTATTTAAGAGATGTTATTGCTACTGATTCAGTGTTTGGAGTAGCTTCAGGATCAACATAGAAAGCTTCACTTGGATCTGTGCAAGCAATCATAATTTTATTGCCGACAGGAAACTCATCTAAATCAACTATAGCAGCTGAATAAGTGGCCCAAGCATTTGTTTGTTCTAATTGTATTTCTACTGGATCATCAGTAAACCCATTCCAAACATTAATAATATCCATCCAGTCAGAACTATAAGTAATCGACGATATCTCTACTTCGTCGCTTAATTTACCATCGAAGCGAAGTTGATACCAGAACCCATTATAGCCAAACATATATTTAGTAATAATATCTGAAGGCATTGTAAATGTCATTGTACCAGTTTGAGCAAGACTACCATCCTCATTTGTGTTATCTTCAAACGATGCGGCCGCCGTCCACGATCCATTCCAATAATAGATCGAGGCACTGACATCATTACTATTTGCTTTTTCAACAACAAACCTAAAAGATTCAGCTGGTACCGAGGTCTTTATAAAGGCACAATGATAATTAGTATAACTATCAAGAGCGTCTAATATAGCGACTTTGTCGGTTTCATCATTATTAACCTTATCAGAATAATCTTCGCCAATTTCAGGAATAATAGGTATTGCTCCATCACCTTTATATACAATAAAATTCTCTATATAAGTTTTTTCGCCTGCATAGATCTGATGTTGATCATGACCATTAGAATAAATTAATTTCTCTTGAAAGTTTGACCAACTTGCTGGAACCTGGGTGGCAGAACCTTCAAATACAACCTCTCCAAATTCTCCGGTGGTAACGGTTGGTGGACTATTAGTTGCTCTTAATACATCTCCGTCTGACATCTGAGCAAAGAACATGTCTTCTTCTGTTTTTGGCTTTTTAAATTGATAAAGAGATAGAACTTTATTATTGCTATCAGAAACAGAATGAAGTTTCCTTTGTCCGGCTCTTCTTTTGAAGGAAGGATGTTGTCCTCTGAGATTTTGTACCATAGAAAAACTTCCAGTTCCTAAAGCTCCTCTATCAACAGAGGTTATGCAGCCTCCTTTTAATTGTGAGGCTTTTGATTCTATATATTTTTGAAGAGGCATATTACCAGACACCTCCGCAAATAGGATCATAATCTGTATAAGGGTCATCTGCATCATCGTCTGCTATAGGAGCAAAAGCAGATATAGTTTCCGATAATTGATCTTGGAATAATGCCAAATCAGTTCTATCTGTTCTTCTCATCGCAATTGGGGATTCAGCATTTATATCCATTATAGCTTTTAATGATATCAAGAAATGAAATGGTTCTGGTAAGTCGCTTATTATTCCATAGTAATCATTTGCCTCAGCAGTACCACTAACGGTAGCTACTCTTGCAGTTGAATAATCAGTTATTTCATATGTCCATTCTTGGGTCACATTCTCAAGATATAATCCGTTATAATAATCAGCAGTCGTAGATGCTGTAGAAGCAAAAGTTATACTATTAGCTCCTCCAGCCGTGGCCTTACCAAAAATTAGATCTCGTGGTCTACGATAATACCACAGTGTATATGTTTTAGTAACACCGTCTTTATCAAGTATTAAAGCATTACCTTTTCTATAATAAAATCTATCTGAACCAGATGCATCTTTTAGTTTTAATTGGTTGGCCTTAAGAGAATAAACTTTTCTACCATACTCATCTTGGAAAACAATAAGCCGACCAAAATCTTGAGGTAAAGTATAAACAGAATTTATACCAGTAATATCTTTTGATGATAAGAATTGTTCTGGGATACGTTTAATCAATACACTATAAAGATATCTCTGTGCATTATTTATTTTAGATAAAACATACTGATTACTAAAAGCGCCTTCTTCTGTACCATTTAGCTTTTCTTCACTAAAGTCATTGATTCCTTTTCTAACGTCTTCAACTATTGAATAACAACTAGACATTGCGTTTCTCCTTAGAAATTTTAATGGGAGGCAAACACCTCCCATTTGTTATTTCTTACTTTTTGACTTTATAGGTGTTTTCTCAGTCTCTTCTGACTGTTCCTCTTGAGAATTGAAACGACTTAATAATTGATTTAACTTATCAGTAAGATCATTTACTTGGCTTCTCAGTTCAGCATTTTCTCTATTTGTTTTTGATAAAGCATTCTGCTCCGCTTCCATCATAGTATAAGGCTCATTAAGTTTAATGCCTAATTCTATTGAATATTCTTTCACAGCTTCTGGTGGCTCTAAATAGCTCATACCTTGTGCTTTTCTTGCTTCATTAGCCTGATTATAAGTAAGTATTTGGGCTTTCTTAAACTTTAGATTACGAGCTATACCTTGCTCTGCTATCTCATGTTCGTTATCGCCATAACTTAATACACATAAACCTTTCTTAGTTAAGCTGTTCAAAAGATGATTGGCTTTATTATCATCAACTTTGATCTTTTCGCCAGATTTAATTACAAAATCAATGCCTGAATACATGCCTCTTAAAACCTCATTTGTTGGGTTGAATAATACTGTTGACATAATGTCCTCCTTTTACTACTAAGATATTATTCCCACAATATCGTAGTGTAAGTTTGTTTTATTTAGAATACTTTTCCTTTAGGTGTTGGTATAACACGCCTAAAAGTAGAATTTTGCTTACCACCCACATCTGCACGAGCAAATGCACGTTGTAATTGAATTTTGTTATCTTTAGTTATATCACGAATACTCTCTTTAGCTTCTAGTTTCTTTTTTTCTCTATAATTCTTTGCATATTCTTCAGACTCTTTAAGCCTTTTCTCAAGACTTTTTCTTCTGAAGTCTGCCTCCTTGATAACTAATAATTCACGATTATCAGGATATCTTCCCATTATCGTATAAACTATATGATTGTTATGTTTAATAAGAAATCTATCTGAAAATTTATTATATTCACAGTCTAATCCTTTATCTACTTGTTTTAGATTTTTTATAAATTGACTTGGAACATTCACCAACCCGCCACTAAATTCTGACATACCAAATCCTCCTTTTAAATTAGGGGAGCAAATGCTCCCCTTTTATAATATTTAACTCACAGGTTCACAATCAGTTGTATGGCGTCTATTGTCCGACGCAGTTGAAGCGATGGTATATTCGAGCTGCAACGAAATAAGTTCCATTTCATCCGCTGATGCGCCACCAAGATTGGTAGCAGTAACTCTTGTAAGTAAAAGCACATCACTCGAAGTAATGTAACTTTGACTTAAGGTCTCTACCCAATCGGTTACTTCGATAGCATTAGCAGTAGTTGAAACCGTACCTGAAAAAGTTGTATCTTCATGTGAAGTTATATCTGCAATAGCTTCACCAGCTGCTCGAGCCATATAATCAAAAGTATAGGTAGGTGTATCTGCACCAGTTGCAGAATGAGAAAAAATAATTCTCCAACGCAAAGGCTGAGAAATATCCATATCCCATGGAATAGTGAATATATCATAAAATTCATCACCAGCAGCACCGACCTGAACTATAGTCTGCTCTGATGCAGCAACACTATGAGCAGCATTAACAGCACCACCAGTAGCTTCAAATGTACCATTCAAATTACCATACATATTTCTAAAATCTCTATCAATTCTCTTAGTTTTCCAAGCAATATTTTTATCTTTAATCATAGTTACCCTCCTTAGTATCATAGTTTTCCCCTGCTTTATAAGCAGGATACTCTAAGTTTTTTATTGATTTTTCATTCTACGTTCTAGCGGGGAAGCACCATAAGTACTTCCCCGTCAGAACCGTTTATAACTTATTAAAATTAGTACAAACTAGGTTCAGTAAGATCAGTTATCTTGGTCAAACATATTCTTTCTTCACAACCCAAATTTGTATAAATTCTTAGGAACAGGTCGTACTCATCATATCCACTTCTCCACTGCATATTCTTGTTATTCAAGCCTTCACCCCAACCAAGAGGAGTAAGCTCATATCTTTGAATAATACCTTTAGGCTCGAAATACATTTTGCCTGGCTGAGTCATAGGATCTACAAGAATCTCTATTGAGCCGTTACCAGCTGCAAATGAGAAAGTTTCGTATCCGCCTTTAAGCTGTCCAGGAGCAAAACGAACGTCAGGTAGCAATAGATTAGCGTATTTTCTTTTCTGACCAACACCCATTCTTATAGTATTTACATTCTTACCAGAACGGACCCTTGTAACATCACAAGCACGAAGCATTAAGTCAAGACTTAATTCACGATCAGTGCTTCCATTACTAAGAACATTAGCAGCCCATTTTGGATGAGTAGCAACAGCGATATCTTCAAAAGTACTTAGAAGATCCCCATTATCATAAATACCTTCAAGACCCATCATTTCTACTGGAACATCTGATGTAGCAAAACTTGCGTCCCTCGTTGCCATTTTAACCATTGTAGCTGCTGTAGGAACCGCCTCAGCAACGATAGTATAAGCTGAAAACGCAGGATGGTTCGCCTTATAAGTACCATCATTGTATTCCATTTCTATTGTCTTGTCAGCAAGACTGACATAAGAAATTCTTGAAGCTACTGAAGATGTATCAACACTCGCACCGTCATAAAAATCAACGAGCATACCGTCTTGAGCATACAAAACACCAAGGGTATTATCGCAAGTAACCGTCCAAGTAGTTGAAGAAACTGTTAATGTATCCGAAGCTGATGATAAAGTAGCAATCTTTCCAAAACCATCCCAATGAGCTTGTCTATTTAAATCATTAACGATAGACTGATAAATGTCTTTAATTTGGTCTGCAAGACTGTTAACAAATGACATTTGGTCACTTTTAGCCATTTCGATGGATTTACCACTAAGTCTAAGAGTACCGTAAATCTGTTGTGGTAGAATTAAACCTTTGTCATATTTTCCTACCAATGGATCAGGTAGTTTTTGACCTTCGGTTCTTGCACCAACAGACTGTGCTCTTGCATAACGTATACCAAATTGATATCCAAGACCACCAGGTTGTCTATCAGACTTTGGGAAAGTATTATATGTCATAAATTCATCAGTAAATTGATTTTTTAAGCCTTCGCCATACACATACTTAAGTGTATCAGCAATAGCAGTATAATCTGTAAAGTCTATAGCCATTTTAATTGTATCTCCTTATTTTATATTTTAATTATTTTTTGGTAAATATTTCTATTAATGCTTTCTCAGCATCCTTTAAATTTCCAATCTTTTTCTTTCCAGCTACAGCGACTGCTTGAATTGGAGTAATATCTGGAGCTGCTAATTTGCCATTCTTATATGCAGTAATAGCTGCATCTATTAGACTTTTTATATCTTTAGATGCAATACTTGCTATCTTTTTAATTTCTTTAGGATCAGCAAGATGATCGTCATCAACAGAATTCATTGGATGATCTACTCCAAGATATTTAGTTACGAAGGGCTTTGCAAAATCAGGGATATCTTTATCTTCCTTAATAGATGATGAAATACCGGTCTCATAGGACTTAATTGTACGTTCAGCATCTAAAGCCTGCTTTCTACTAACCTCATCGTGCCTCAATTGATATTTAAGTTTTTTATTTTCTTCCTCAAGTTCTCTAGCTCTGTCGTCTGGATCTAAATTCTCTAACCGTTCTTGCTCAGCCTGCGATGCCCAGTAAGCCTCCCAAGCCTGTTTGGTTTTAGAGTCTTCGATAATTTTATTAACTTTATCGACATCTGCATTTTCACCAAGAATTTCTTTGAGCATAGTAGAATCAGCTAGTGTTGTTTGTAATTCGTCTAAACTTTCAAAACCATAGGTTTCTAAAATCTCATCAACCGCTTTCCCTTTTTTACTCATCTCTTGCCATCGAGGATGTTTGTCAAAAGGTAATTCTTCAGATGCTGAGGCACCATCTTGATTTACCTCAGTACCAAGGTTGGAGCCTTGATCTTTACCAGTTATTATTTGATTTGTGTCGTCTATGACATCACTCATTTTAAATTCCTCCTTTTGATTATCTATTAATAGTGACCCTGCACAGACTAATAGATACTATGTTGTAATTATTTATTTGCCTAATTTCATTTTGCGAAGTTGTAAAGAAACACTACGCCTACTGTTACCATATTCTTCATCACTCTGTCTCGTACTCATTACCTTAGCCTGACTAATTATATCCACATCATCACCTATTTTAAAATCTCCGATGCTTTTACCAAGCTTTTTTAATTCCTCATCTTCCAAAGTGATATTCATCTGATATGGATAATGGTCTTGTTCTTTGCCGATTGTCATTTGTTTTTCAAGTGTTTTTTTAGCTTTTCGTTTCAGATCTATTAATTTATACATATTCTATTTCTCCTGTAGCTCTATCCATTTTTCTATAGGAAGAGGTTTTCTTTCTGCTCTTAATTCTTTATTACGATATATAGCATATTTAAATTGCATAGTAATCATATCAACTGGTTTCTTTTCTGGTGGTTTTTTAACTGGTTTTTCTTCAGTCGGTGTCTTCTTTATCTTAACCGTATGTTTTTCTGGTTGTTCTTGATTGGATATTAGTTCACGTAGTTTGCGATATAGTAACATTATTAGTTCTCCTTATTGTCTAAGAATCCATTATTTCTTGCCTTTTCTTTTCTTACATGCTGGAAGGTCAGGAAAATGACGACACACACATTTGCGAATTCCTTCAGGATTAGGTGCATTATGTGCATATGCTAATGCAGCTATAGCTCTTGCTCTCGTATTCACTGGATAGCTTCCAGCTGCAGCACCTCCTGCAGGCCCACAGAAGGTACTTACACCTTTATATTTACCTGCATTACTTGAACCTGGTTTATTTCTTATTTGCGATAATTTCGCTCTTAATTTTTTCATTTAAATGTTCTCCCATTTTTATTCCAGTCCCGCTATCGGCGGTGCTTTTATCTCTCCGCCTTTACTAGGTTTTTGTCCCATCTGGGCCATCATCATTTGTTCTGCCATTGCATTCTGTTTCATTCCAGCTAATACTTTTTGATGTTCATCTGTGTGCTGTAACAATATCGTTTGAAGTTCGGGCTTCCAAGTTGTAAATTCGTTTGATAATATACATCGTCTATGAGTTTCATAATGTATTGCATGATCATCATACTTAAAAAGCGGGTCGTCACCTATCGGTTCTTCTTTTATTACTTGCCCAGTTTTTGGATCTGTAATTTCTTCTGTATAAAAAACTGTTCTTATTTCACCTCTTCTAATTTCATTATTTTCTTTTTGAGCTCTTGATACGTGAAGATTTATTTTATCCCTAAAACCACTAATACCCATTTTCTCTAATAATTCACTACGAGTATCAGGATCAGCAGTTAGATCTCCAAACAGACCAGCTGTAGCTAAATTACTTATTATTTGGGTTTGACCAGCTTTGGTAGCGGCTAATCCAACATCTAACTCAAATCTTACATCAGTGTTATTTCTAAGATCAGAACCCTTAAATTCTCTAACACTAATTTCATTGCCTTTACCTATTATCTTTAATGTTCTTAATTCTGTATAATATTCTTGAACAAGTATTAATTCCTTTTTAGCAACACGTTGAAATCCTCTATAAAATCTTTGGATATCAGGCCAGTGTGATAGTTCTGCTGTTTGTCTTAAATTTTCAAATAAGACTCCAGATGCTTTACCACTTGGCACATTACCTCTTAAAACATTCTTAGGATCACCGCCAGAATCTTGCATAACACCTTGATGAATTTTGCGTTCTTCTAATACTTGGTTGCCTAATTGAATGCCAGATTGAAATTCTGGTTTTTGACCACCAGCTGTATGAGCGTCATATTCTAGCGCAACATAAGATATTTCACCTTCATTTAGTCGTTTAGTTTTTAGTCCAGTAGGAGTTAAAACTTTAGGCCGCCCTAACCCTCTTCTATTCATTTCAAGGGCTTGGTCTATTGCATTTATTGAATTCTGTGGGGATATCAAATTGTTTACTCCTGAATCTGACCAAAATCTTCCAGGCACATAATTATAATGGAAGTCTGTTAAAGTATAATACCAAACACCTTTTTCTACAGGAATAGGAAGCCTATCTAAATCCAGTAAAATTTTCTGTCCAACCATTATTATATATCTTCCATCTGGATATGCTGTCGTAGGTTTAAACTCAACTTCCTTAAAAATACACGTATCTTCTAATTTTGTATCTGCTAAATCAATACCAATTTCAAGCCCAGCGCCTTTCCATGGACTAACATTGGCAACAAAACTCATTAGTCTTTTACTATAATCCATAATATCTATATCTTCGCCAGAGGCTATTTTAACTTTAAACGTATCTTCTACCCACTCTTTTGGTTTAATAGATTTAATTCCTATAAATCGTTTCTTTGTGAGCGCATCACCAAGTATATCGACATGAACATTAAAAGGTAAGATATTTTCACTATATACAGATCCTTCTTTTACAATATCTCCTTTAGCATCCATACCCCATTCACCATTTTCTTTTGCAAAGAAAGTTCTTATAAATCCAGTCCCTGCTAATATCATCCATATAGCAACTCTTTCTTTTTCATCTTTAATTTCCTCATCATTTGCTATATCTAAATGGTTCAATATTTGTTCGCCAAGCAAAGCAGCTTCTCTATCATGTATTTCTTCGCTGTTAGGCCATACTCTTATAGAATAACTCTTATTTAAAATAAGCGCTTTCTTTGCTCTAACAAATTCTTTGATACTATCTGAAACTGGGGTTGGAACCTGTCTATTAGGATATTTTCTTCTAAAAGTACTTAATGATCCTATCCACTCAAGATACTGTTCACCCATGTAATAAAGAATATTTCTATACCATTCACGCTCAAGTATCTGTCTTGAAGGATCTAAGCCATCATCAAATAAATTATTTATTATGTCTAACGTTTTATCGTTGGATTTTTTAGCCATTTAGCTGTACTCCTTATGTTACTGGATAAATATCTTGGGCCTCTCTCAATTCAGCTATTTTTATCTCTTCTTCTAATTGTTGTAATTTTGGATTGTTATGATCTGGTTCGATTTCTAAATATTTAACACCTTCTGTATATTCATTAAAGTTATTTGACATTAATCTATTTAATAAATCATTTTCTCTTTTAGTTGCTTTCTGCTTTTCTACATAGTTAGTATAACCTTGATATAGGATCATACTAGCAAGTACTATTACTGATACTAAGTCCATATTAATCCTCCTTTTAATAATCACACCAAAAATTTATATAACCTTCTTCTGCTTCAGCGGCCGCTTCCATAGTAGCTCGGAATTCCATAGCTGCAGCATAAGAAGTATTATCAAGCTTTTCTAATGCTTTGTCTCTTTTCTTTTGTTCTACATCTTCTCTTATTACTACGTTATTAGGTCCTATAGGACGAGCCATACATATGTGACCTGCTGAATCATAACAATTCATACTCCAGTATACGGTGCCTTTTCTTCGTAAATAAATAGTTTCATTCGGCACTCTAACACAATAAACTCTTCCTTTATAAGGCTTTTGTATTATATTATCAGTAACTATACTACATGTCTTTATTTTGGTAAATATGTTAATTCTATAAATAGGTAATTTATTTTTAATTTTTCTGCCTAAAATATGAGTATGATTTTGTTTATAAGCATGTTTATGGCCAGCTTTACCAAGCTTAAAAAGCAATTCTTGAAAATCATCAGCTAGTTGTTCACTAGTTGTATCATATTTAATATCAGCCGTACCATCACCAAACATCATACCTTCATATAAAGCTTTTAAGTATTCTTTTGGTAATTCTAACATCCATCTAGGAATAAATTTATTATAACAATAGCTCTTACCAGCTAATTTATATATAAAAGTATAAAATTGTTTACTGCAAATACTATATCTTTTGATATTACTTTTAGTAGTAGTTATATGATATTTATATCCTAAAGGATTTATAAAAGATACTAAATCTTCTTTTCCGTCTATATGAACATTATATCTTCTAGTTCCTTTTTTAGCTTTATAGTCTTTTGTTTTGTAAGAAGCTAAACATCCCTCTGCTAACCACAATCCATAATATTTCATAAAATCTATCAATTTTATTTCATCTACATTATTAGCATTATTATTATCACATTTTAATGATCTTAAATCTATTATTGGATTAAATTCTTTTGTGGGTATCCATTTACCAATTTTAGGTATAACAGCATGATAATTTAAATTATCTTTAATATCTTTTATAGTTCTTGGTCTAATATTTTTATTACTATTAATAACTGGAAATCTATGACCGTCTGTTACTGCAAGGTTTATTTTACCATCATGACAATACAATTTACCATCATACTCACGATCTACATAATCATATGGTTTTTGGTATTCTATATTGCCGTTTTTATTTAAAGTCGCTACTTCTTCTGTTCTATTTAATTCTGAAAATAATTTCCAGCCCTCATCTGTTAATATTTCTGTTTGATCATCAACACAATGATCTTCACCACCAGAGTCTATATCTTCAGGATTATAATCATCAAAACATAGAGAAGGTATAGTTCTAATAAAATTTTTACAAATATCATAAACCACTAACATTGGTAGTGATTCATCCTCTGGAATAGATAATCTTTCATAGAATTGCCTAATTTTTAATGTTCTGCTCGGATCACCAGGGCGCATAGTTATACCCATATTATGAAATATTTCTGCTGTAGAAGGTCCAGTTCCTCTACCATCAACATTAGGGCGCATGTTAAAACAATCAGGACCACATAGCCTTATAATATCTCTATCATTAATACCTAGGGTTTTTTCTCTTTCCAGGATTCCTTTCGCTACTTCTTGGTCGGTCATTTGGAGTCCTTTGTTAGGCACTCCTGTGCTACCATACCATTCTGCGAAACAATATATTCTTCCATCTGCATCTACCCACCACCATAAGGCAGAAAACGGTGCAGAATAACCCCAGTCATAAGTGAAATAAATTGGAGAGTACTCTGGTATAGGCCATATAGGTTTAATAATATGTTTTTCATTTAAATTAAAAGCCTGACCTATATAAACATCCCAATCACCTAATAGCCAAGCTCTTCTTAGAGCTTCATTTTTGATTGATTTAATTCTATTAACATATTTAGGGTCATTATTACATAGTTTCGGGTTATCGTCAAGCGTTGATTTAATGAATACTAACGTTTCCCCACTTTCTTCATCGGTTATTATGGTGCCTGGGGGAAGTGCATTCTCACCACTCATTCTAAACATATATTTAATAAAATTACTTCCTGGTCCGCCAGGATTTCCTGTTAAGAACATATGACAAGGAACGCCATGCGCAGATCTTAGAGCACCTTTTAACATTTCAATCATATCACCTATAAAAGAAAATGTAGGAGCTTCATCTATACTAATCTCTGTATAAGCGCCGCCCTGAAAAGAGTCTAACTGTTCTTTTCGTACCACAGCTGAAAAAGTTACAAGAGCTCCATTATCAAAACGTAAATAATTTGATTGTTGGGGACCACCAACTAATTTTGCAGGTAACCCAAGTGATATAATTTCTCTAACTCTCTTATACAACTCGCCTAAATCTTTATATTTTTTTCTAAGAATTAACCCATTCCATTGAGATCCATATTTAAGAGCACCGTTAATTTGACGCCCAATTGCAGCATCAGATTTTCCACCTCCTCGCGTTCCTCCAAAAAATATAATATCTAAAGGACAAACTGACGCATAGGCCTGCGGTCCTATTTGTGGTTCCCAAATGATATTTACATTATTCATTATACATTTTCTTCAACCCTTTAGACCACTCTTCCATAGTTTTTGGTTCAGGCGGCAGATTTACTACTCTATGGGTATGCTCTACATTACCTCTTGTATCTTGCACATCTTTCCAAAAAGCTTGGTTTTTTAACCAGAATATAGCAAAAGTAGAATTAATCTTATTTCTAGCAGCACAATATACAACACGAGATTCTATTATTTCTTTAATTTTTTCAAGTTTTTCTTGAATAGCTGTAATATCACTGAATTTATTTTTCCAATAATTAAATTTGCTAGATGTATATGGTCTATTATTAAATAGATCTTTATAGTAAAGTGTACGATATATCTTCTTTTGACCTGATTTAACAAAGGCTGCTTCTTCTTCTGCAAGAATTCTTAACATATCATCTAATTCAGATTCTACAAACTCCTTATGAGCTAATGGATTAAAAGGTCTTGCCATGGTTGTCTCCTATAAATAAAATAGGCAGCATCGATACAAATAATACTACCTATTATATTCTGTTTGCTATAGCGCCAGGCCATAACACTATAGCTTTTGTTTAAGTTAGTCTTTTAAGCCGCAAAGAATGTTATATACCTATGAGGCCGAAACATATGTTTAGATTTATTTCGGCAACAAAAATTTTTTGTTTGGTGGGGACGGGGAGGCGACCCCACCTATATTAAGTAAAATATTAAGAAGGAAAGGTTTGTTATGGAAATAGGCAAGTAGGCTGGCTGAGGACCTACTATGCCAGTTGAGTACTCTTGTTCCGTCCGCTTACTTTTTAAGTGTTCACTTTTATGTCTAACGAATAACTGCTGAAGGACAGTATATTCTATAGACTTTACTACGTATTGCGTAGCAACGATTCGAATCGTTTGAACGGTTGTGTTGTAACATTTATTATTAGTTTGGAGTGTATTTAACATATCAACCGTTCTATACCCCGCCAAGGGTTCTACCTTTATTATAGAATATTTTTTCATTTTTGCTAGATATATTTTATATATTATACTATTAGTATTATACTACTAGTACTGGTACTACTATTACTATTAGTATTAGTATTATACTACTAGTATTACTATATATGTATTACTATTAGTATTCTTACTATATGTACTACTAGTACTACTATATGTATAAAAAGTCTATTTTTGGTCGCCAGATCTATAGGAGTGATACTACTGTAGAATAAGGCCCTCTGGGGGTAGCATGGGGGGTACCTCTATTCTGGCATATTACTAAGTATAGAATGTCATCTATTTCTATAATTTAATCGGTACCTTCAAGCTTTGACTCGCAGAGGTCGAAGTGTCACTCGCAGAGATTGACGTCTGCACCTAGGCCAGTGGGTTATGAGGTTGTTGATGCGGGTAATAATATAATATAGTACTAAGTATAATTAATATGATATCACGACACGGCTGTACGTACATACGTCTACTGGTTAGTACTAATATTATTATATAGACGTACGCTCGTAGAGGTCGGAGACACTCGAAGAGGTCGAAGACACTCGAAGAGGTCGAAGACACTCGAAGAGGTCGAAGAAGTCCATGAAGAAGCAAACTCTTTCGCCTATTTCGATTCTGACGTCTGCACCTAGGCCAGTGGGTTATGAGGTTGTTGATGCGGGTAATAATATAATATAGTACTAAGTATAGTAATAGTAGTAATAGTACTAATATACGTATAATATGTACAAGTGTCTCTGACCTCTTCGAGTGTCACTCGCAGACATTGTTCACATTGTTCACATATGTTCTCTTCTACTCGCGGGGAAATTGCTTTGCATTGCGTAGCAACTTTCGGCGGGGTAGTAGAAGAATGTGAACAATCTTTCCTTATCATTTCCATAACTCCATCTATAGTATTATTCATAAAGGTATCCATACTAATATTATTAATAGCACAGTAAACTTTAATACATGTATGTACGTCTTCTGGTATTCTTACTCTAATCTGTTTCATTGTTATATCTCCTTATTTGGGGCTTTGGGGCTTTGGGCTTTATTGCCCCACAATACTATTATAGGCAGTACTATTAGTACTGCGTACGTAATTTGCTAGATGTTATAGAATATAGGTATAATACTACTATTATATTATTACTATGTAGTGTGTTTAGAGTCTTTTTGTTTATAAATAAATTAATTGTTTAAGGGTTCATTTGCTATCCTGGCGGGGGAATTTTCCGCCGGTAGTAGTAATATAATACATATAGTAAACGTATAGTAATAATAGTAGTACTAGTAATAATACTAGTAGTAATAG